AATGTTCTGGCGTGTATCATTGCAGTTTCTGCGTGATATGTTGGAGCGTGGTATTGGCTACGAGCGTATATTGCTCTTCCTTGCTAGTGTCTTTTCGCATAGGTACTGGCCAGTAATGGCCGAGTTCTATCTGGAAACCGGCGCACATACGCTAGATTTGGACGGTTTTTTAGCCGTTCACAAAGAAATCACAGTGGTGGTTAGCAGGACATGGATGATACCTCTGACTAACACACCTCATATAGCGAGCACGTACTGGAATAACATGGACAATAATGTCGGTTACGCCAATACGTTGCCTACATCCGATTCGGAGGAAGCTATTTTGAATATCATTCAGCAAGTAACGAACGAACAGGAGTACACTTTCACCGACCCTGTCACGGGCAAGCGATCAGCGGAGGGGTATGCTAAGGCATTTCGAGCACATTGCTACTCACTGCTGGAGCCTATGTACCGTGAAGGGATGCGTAATCCTCAGCGCTGGGATGACTTTGTAGCAGCGCGTTTAGCGAACTGCGGGGGCGGAGCCGCCGGCAGTTTTGCAACTAGCTTCCTGGGTGAAGTCGAGGCTAACCCGCAGAAAAAGTTTGCAATGGGAAAGCTCGATAAGGAAGCGATAGATTTATATACTTGGGAAACTATAACGCACTTTGGTATAGGAAGTAAGCTGGACGAACGGGGACCTACGAGGCCTATCGTAGGTATCGACGCTTTTAGGGCGTTACTCGCAAGTTTTGCCTTCAGCCCTATCCATAACAAGTATCCGCACTTGGGTTGGGACATAGGAGAAAGCCCAACTCAAGAGCTAGCTAGGTATTTAGGCCTAGCAGGAATGTCTTATACTGCGGCGGGCTTTGTAGGTAACGACCGGCCAGCGCTCGCGGCATATGACTTCCAAAAATGGGATCATTACGTACAGTATGCTGAGCAGCGCATAGTGAAGGAGGTCATGTTAGAACTCTCGTCGACCTATATATTGGACGACCAGGTTAAGACTGACATCTGCTCTGCGCTCAAGAAGATGATTGAATCGCACGATGCTGCGGTTTATACATCTTCTGTGTTTGCACTTGAGAAGTTCCGTTTGC